ACAACCACGAGGAGCTTGTTGCTCACATTGTCAAGCTCGTTGATCGTTTCAACGTCGAGAAGATTGTGGGTGACATTGGTTACGGTTCCTACGAAGCGCAGAAGCTCTACGAGATTTTTGGCCGCATGGCAATTGCTTGTCGCTATGTCACCTACCATACTGACCCGAAAAAGCGCGAATACAAGGGTGAATACACCCTCCAAGTTGACCGCACCTACTCGATGGACTGCCTCATTCAGATGTTCAAGCGTCGTGAAATTGTCATTCCGTACAAAGAACCTGAGCGAGTTGAACCTTTCTTCGACCACTACACGGCTCTTGAACTCAAATTCGCTGAGTCTACCACTTCCACGGGACGCAAAATTTACGACCACTCCTCTCCTGACGACGCTTTCCACTCCCTCAACTACGTGCGAGAAGGCCTTTACGAAATTGAAAACCGTTTCGAGTGGGACGGAGTGGAGCGCGAAGACTTCGACCGATACGTGTTTGACGACCTCGACGAACTACCGAGTGAGAACAACTGGTAAGGAGGGAAACTTTCATGGGCCTTCTGAACAAGATTCGTGAACGCCTACCTTGGAATACCTACGCTCGCCGCGAGCAAGAGCTCCTTGACCTTGCTCGGGAGCTCTTTGGCGAGATGGGTATTTACAAGGACGACACCTATAACCCCGATATGGAAGACTTCAACCCGTCGGACTTCACTCTCGACGTGTATGACAAGATGCTCAAAGACGGCCAAGTGAAAGCGGGCCTTGACATGATTAAACTTTGTGCGACTGCTCGCGGTTTTACTGTCACTGGCGACGACCCCGAGACGAAGAAATACGCGGAATTCATTAACGAGAACTTTGAACTTCTGGAAGGTAACCTCGAAGACGTAATTGCTGAGATGCTTTCCGCGCTTGAATATGGTTTCTCCTGCACGGAAAAAGTCTTCGAGTACCGCGACGGCAAGATTATGCTCAAAAAGCTCAAGGTGCTTGACCCGCATACTATTTGGGTGAAGACCAACAAATTTGGTGACATTGAGTATGTCATCCAGCGAGTTGGCTCTAAAGAAATTAAAATTCCCCGCAACAAAGTCATTTGGTTCGCCTACGACAAGCGCTTTGGCAACCCTTACGGAAACTCGATTCTTCGCAACGTTTACAAACACTGGTACATCAAGGACAAGATGTACCGTTTTGCGAACATTGCTTATGAGCGCTACGGTACTCCGTTACTCATTGGCAAAGTCCGAGATGCGCGAGACGTAAACAAGATGAAGAAGCTTCTCGAAAAAGTCAACGCCATGACGGGCTTTGCCATCTCGGGTGATGATGACATTAAAGCCATTCAAGGCTCGAATGCGGACTTTATTGGGTACATCGAACACCATGACCGCAAGATCATGGAAGCTATGCTTGTTCCTCCAATGCTCCTCTCCCTCTCGCGCGGTCAAAGTGGCTCCTATGCGCTCACGGGAAACCAGTTTGACGTTTTCATGATTCGCCTCGAAGCGCTGCAACGTGACATTAAAGCGCTGATCGAAGAAGAAGTCATTTGTCCTCTCATTGACCTCAACTTCCCGAATGTCAAGGCTTACCCGTCCTTCAACTTTAAGCCTCTCGCGAATAAGGACATTGAGAAAATGGCGCGCGTCTTCCACTTGCTCATTCAAGCTAAGGTTATTGCGCCTGACGAAGACTGGATTCGCGAGGAGCTCGGCTTCCCGTTGCGTCCGAAAGACCAACAACCTGAGCAACCCGAGGAGGAACCTCAAGAAGAACCTCAAGAAGGCGAACAACCTCAAGAGGAAGGTGACTCGGAGGGAAAGTAAAAGCCTCCGAGCTCCTTCCTCGCAAACACGTCACTTTTGCGGAGCGTCGCCAGCGTNTAAACATTGACCTCATTCAACGCGACTTTGACCGCCTTGAAGGGGAATTCCTCAAAGGGGCTCGGAGGCTAAACGCGAAACGGAGAAAACTACTCGTCGAGCGCGTGAATAAGATTCTTGACGAGCTCATTCAAGCTCACCAAAATGGAGATAAAGACGAAGTTGAAGGCATTCTCAAGAGCTTGCAAATGCCAAGTCAAAAAGAATGGCGCAAACTCATTCGCAAGCTGATTTATTCCGCAGCCGAGGCAGGAGTTTTGCGGGCTCACCTTGAGCTCATGCGCCTCAAGGAGCTCTACGAATTCGCTGAGAACGAAGACGACACGTGGAATGTCGTTGATTACGAGTTGGAAGTTGTATTCCCTGAAGAAGCGCGGGAGTTTCTCGACAAGTACAGTCTCGAAATTAGCGTCATCACTGACGAAACGGTTCTTAACCGCATTCGGGAAGCGCTTCGCGAAGGACTTGAGAAAGGTCTTCCCATTCGCGACATTACCAAGCGCATTCGCGAGAAAGCCAATACTTGGCTGAGTGACTGGCACGCGGAAACCATTGCTCGCACCGAGACGAGCAAAATGTATAACGCTGGCAGGCTAGCTCGCTGGCTTGACCCCGAGGTGAATGGCTTCGTCGAAGCGCTCCAATACGACGCGATTGTTGACCGACGCACGACGGAGCTTTGTAGAAGCCTTGACGGTAAGATTGTAAGCATTCAACGCGCGGACATAATTGCGGAGTACACGCCTCCAAACCACTTCCAATGTCGCTCTACTTGGCTCCCTGTGACCAAGTACGAGGAATGGGAAGACAACTTCGACACGACGCTAAAACCTGACGAAGGTTTTGCGTCCTACTCCCCTCTTCCGAAACTACTCCAAGGTAAGACCGAACCTCTTGTGCAACCGCGCAAGAAGATCGACCCGCGCGAAGTGAAAGACCCTGACGTGATTCGCAACCTCAATGACGACGACTTCAAGATTGCGATTAAGAACGTCACGGACATTGGGCTCAAACTGAACCTCGTTTTGGAACGTGCTGAAAAAATGCTTGTTCGCGAAACGAACCTTCGCGAGGAAGATGCGAAGACGAGCTTTGCTTGGTTGGGGTTCAACTCGGAGGAGTTTCGCGGCACGTTTGTATTGTTCGGTAAGACCTACAAGTTTTACATGGACAATAGCATAAAACCTGACATTGAAAAGCTCATGAAACAACTCGCGGAGGCTGATGGAAATGTTGAAGCCATGAGGCAGATCGTTGATGAGTTTGCTGAGCAGTTTGTTAAACGTTCTCCTCGATACTACGACGTTGTTTACCGGTTGCGTAAAGCTCTTAGTATGAACAAGAAAGTTGTCAAGTGGGATGGCCTTAAACCTGTTAAACAAACTGAGGAGTCTAAGAAAAAGTTTACCATCAAGGAACCTCCTATGACTGCAAGCTACAAGAATGCAACCACACTCCGTCAAGCTGTCAAGGAGGCTCAAAACTGGATTCTCAAATACATTGACCCCGCGCTTGCACCTGAGACGGGAATTACGCTTCGCTTCCGTAACGACATTCAACGAGCTTACGCGAAAGGTGCTAAGGGTGAAATCTGGCTCGGGCCTCATGAAAGAGCTTGGGTTGTCATTCATGAAGTTGGTCACGTGCTTCATTGGAACAATAAAGCCGTGGCCGACCTTATTGCGGAGTTTTACTTACGGCGCACCAAAGATGAACCTCTCGAAACCTTCGTTAATAACGAGATGGCGAAGAAGGACAAATTCTTTGATTGGTATGTAGGCCGTTACTATGGCTGGGAAGAGAAATACAAAAACTCCAAGTATGCAACTCGCGAGTTTGTTGGTCAAGAGATACTTTCAATGGGGCTTGAAACCATTTACTACTACCCACTTGAGTTTTACCGCGCCGACAAGGAACACTTCTTGCTAACTTACGCGATTATAAGGGGGTTGTTCTAACGTGCTCAAGTTTGAGATTGGGGGCGTACCAGTCGAAATTTGGTTCGCTCCCTCCTTTTCTATCAAAACGACCGACAAAACGGTTGAAATGCTTTTACGCACGGCTTCGGTAACAGCTTACGACCCGATTGAAAAGCGTGTGCGGCTTGTGAGACCGACTCGTAGTGAGTATGACGCTTATTTGTACCTCATAGAGCTTAAAGCGCGTGTTCCAGAAGCCAAAATTGAGATCAAAGAAGCTCCTTCAATTCCCTCCTCGGTGGCCGAGGAAGCAGGAAACAGCCCAGTCCTTGAGTGACTGGGCCTTTGTTTTAGTCTTCGTAATGAGAGGGGATTAAAGAGGGGATTATGTTTGTTTTTGTTTTTTATGTTTCTTGAACTCTTTAAAGTCCCGCCAAAAGTTAAATACTCTATTCAACGCTTCATCAAGTACTACAGCAAGCACTATTACAGAACAAACTAACATAGACAAAATCCAAATAGCGTACTCTTTAAATTGCTCTATATAGAGTAATCCTAAAAAGAAACCAACAATAACTAACTGAAAGAGAGAAGCTATTACGTAACGCATTAGTTAATCCCTCCCTTTAAACACTCTCTAGAGTATTACCCAAGTAGTATTATAGCAATACCACGCGAGTTGTCAACCCTTCAAGAGTGTAAAAAATTCGTGAACACCAAACCCCGCGAGCTAGCTCCAGAAGTGTAACGCCTCCCCGATATTTGTATTAGTGAGAGGGGAAAAGAGGGGTTTTCTCTTTTGTGGCTCGCTCGGAGGCTAACTCGGAGGAGGTGAGATATGTGGCTTTAAAGATCGCGAATAGCAAAGTGAGCGATAAAGACTGGAGTAGTGTTGACAAGTCTGCGATTTGGCGCAGATTGAAGCAAGCGCTCGAAAATGGCGAAGCTGGTGCAACTGAGGCTGTTCGCGAAATGTATGCGGTTGTGAAGGCCAATATTAACGCCGACCTTACACAAGAGGACTGTTGGGGCCCTCACCACGAGATTCAAGGCGACACGCTTGTGCTTAACAAAAACGGACTCTCGGCGGCAGCAGCAGCGCTGGCAGGAGCACGATCGGAGCCAAACCTGACTCCTGAACAAAAACGCAAAGCTGCGCGTCACTTGTTGCGCCATTACCGCGCGGCTGGTTTGGAACCTCCTGAGTCGCTTACGAAAATGGCTGAGGAAGACTCGGAGGAAGTGGTGAAACTGGACGAACGACTCTACTACATTGGCAAGTTTACCGAAACGGTAAACAGTGAAGGCGAAGACATGATTCGACAAGCGGAACTCTTCTCGGTTGGGGTTCACCGAGGAGTTGAATATACGCAAGAAGACCTTGAGGAACTGGCTCGCAACTTCGACCCTAGCGAGGAGATTCCTGTCCAGATTGACCACTCCGAGTCTGCCAAAGACACGGTTGGTTATCTCGAAAGTGTTGAGGTTAAAGACGGCAAGCTACTTGGTACGCTGCGCATTATTGACGACTTCGCTAAAGAGCGCATTCGCAAGAAGTTAATGCGCAAGCTTTCAATCTCCTTCTACCTCAAGTACACCGAACAAGGCTTTAAACCTTACAAAATCCGCGAAGTTTCCCTCGTTGCTTTCCCGCAAGTTAAGACCGCACGCATTTTTAGTGAGAACGGATATATTTCCACCTACGACGAAGAGGAGGTTGAAGCGATGGCGGACAAAGATGTGAAGCTGCGTGAGCAAATTCGTGAAGAAGTTGAACAGGAAGCTCATGAGGAATTCGCTGAGTTGCGGAAGCGTGTGGAAGAGCTTGAAAAGATTAAGCAGCAATTNAACGAGTCGCAAATTAAGGCTCGGATTGAGAAATTCCAAGAAGACAAGAAGGTTGTCCCTGCTCAAGTCGAGCCTCTGGAAAAGCTGTTGAAAACGTTCAACGAGGAGCAAATGAGCCTGTTCGAGCAATTNATGGCGAACGCTCGGGTAGTTGACCTGTCTGAGC